TCATGGTCGTGCCCACAGGTCGCGGATGCCCAGCCCGAGCGGGCCGGCGCCAAGGTAGGCGCCAAGCATCCCGTGATCGCGCTCGGACAGCGCTATCGGCCGGCCGTCGTCGATAAAGCGCGCCAGGTAGCCCGGAGATCGGTCGATCAAGCGCGACAACGCTGCGAGGCTTTCGCCCCGCTGGTTGACCGCCAGCCGCAGCGCCTGACGCGGATCAGCCGGCGATAGCACTAGGCAAAGCTTCGCGCTCATCAGTATGCCAGCCAGTGCATTTCGGCGTCGTCGATCGCCGCGAACGCGTCGCCGTCGGCCGACATCTCACGCAGGCGCTTGCGAACCGCCTCGGGATCGCCGTCTCTCGGGAACTGCCGATCGCCCCGCGCCGCTTCGGCAACACCATCGATCCAATCTCCCCGATCACGCTGCCGTAGCAGCCATCGGCCGAACGCTTCGGGCTTCGCCTCGATCACATCCTGGTCGTCGTACATCGCTCAATCCTCTTGCCGAATCGACGCCGAAATCTATACGGCGTTCCCGTTATGTTCTCAAGTGGAGTGCGCGTGAACGAGTTCAGTACGGCGGTTGTCGGGATCCAATATCCGAACACCGATAAGAGCGATCGACGGTATGAGGCCTTACTATGCAAGCCAGGGGACGAGGTGCGGCTCGTGGCAGAGCCGCGAAACAAATATGATCCTCGTGCCGTTGCCGTCGTCAGCGAACGCGGCATCCAGCTCGGTTATCTGGCGGCGGAGCGGTGCGGCTGGATCGGCAGCAGGCTTGCGGCCGGTGAAACTTGCATCGCGATATTCCAGGGGCTCGACACCTACACAGTTACAATCCGGCTGAGGTTTGGTGGCGATCGTCCCACACTACCGGCACCGAGACCGCAACCGGGAGTATGGGACGAATATTGTCAGCTACCTCCAGAAGAGTGGGCCGCTTAGATCGCGAAGTTCGACACGATCAGCTCGCCGACGCGCTTAGCCGCGCCAGTGCCGACCGTGTACGTCGTGTCGGTTGAATCGACGTGGAACCGCGCGAACGTTGCGCGCGCGCCGGGCGTGTCGTTGATCGACAGGATGAAGCGGCCCTTGATGCCGGCGAGTTGGTCGGCCAGCTGGTCGAAGTCGGCGCGGCTGAAGACGTCCTGGCCGTAGTCGGTCTCGCATCCCCAATAGGGCGGGTCGAGATAGAACAACATTCCGGCGCGATCGTAGCGCCGGATGAAGTCGGCATAGCCGAGTTGCTCGATCACGACGCCGGCCAGCCGCTCATGGATATCGGCGAGCATCGGCTCCAGCTTGGTGACGTTGAACCGCGCACCGACGGTCGTGCTGACGCCGAAATTCCGGCCGTTCACCCTCCCCCCGAACGCCAGGCGCTGAAGGTAGAGGAACCGGCAAGCGCGTTCGAGATCGGTCAACGTCTCGGCCGGCGTCGCCTTCAGCCGTTCGAACTCGGCGCGAGCGGCCACCCGGAACCGCAGCATGTCGATCATGTACGGATAGTGGCGCTGCAGCACGCGGAAGAACGTCACGACATCGCCCGACACGTCATTGATGACCTCGACCTTCGGCCGCGATCGGCGCCGCAGGAAGACGCCGCCCATGCCGACGAACGGCTCGGCATAGCCGTCATGGTCGACACGCTCGATCATCGCGACCAGACGCGACGCCAGATTGCGCTTGCCGCCAATGTAGCCGGCCGCGGGTGCGACGGGCCGAACAAAATTAAGGGTGTTCACTTTCTGTTCTCGCTTATAAGGCCCGCACCCCGCGAATCGGTGGGGTGCGGGACGGCCAGTGGCCGATGGTCGTGGCGAGACAGATCCTCGTCGGTTTGCCGGGTTGCACCCCGGCATCCCCCGCCCGGCTATGCCGGACGCGAAAGCTATTTGACCGCAGCAGGCGCGCGCGCTGTGAATCGGACGGCTTCGAAGCCGAGGCGATCATTGATCTCAAGGAACGCCGACTGCAGCGGCCGGATCTCCAGCTCGAAGAACATGTCGACGGCCTCGCTGATCTTGCCCAGCTGCGAGCCCTGCGCCGGCACGATCCCGAGGACCGACGGCGGCGTGCGATGCGCCGCCAGCACGTCGTCGCGCGTCGCGTTCTTGATCCCGAGAAACTCGTCCTTGGCGCCCACCTCGGCGATCGGCAGGATCTTGATGCTGCCCTCCTTGCCGCCAGGCGCATGGACGAACAGGTTCTTGAAGTTGCCCGGCCCCTTCGAGTTCTTCAGCGCGTCGCGCAGGGCGTCGGTATCGTTCTCGTCGATGTCGCCGGTGGCATAAAGAATATAACCGGCGTGGCTGCCGTTCAGATAATAGCGGCGCCGAAACAGCGTCGCCGCCTCGTTCAGCAATGCCGACTGCAGTGCGCTGAGATATTCCGGGACACCGTAGATTTCCTGGTTGATGTCCGGCTGCATGATCTGGATCACGCTGTCAGCGGCGAACGCGGTCGGCGCCGAGATCCCCGGCGCCCAGAAGAACTCCCCGTCGATGATACCGCGCCGCGTATATTTCGCGAGCGCATGGTGCAGATCCATCACCCTGCCCAGCACGTTCTTTCGCGCTTCGAGATAGGCGTTCCCGAACACCAAATAGTCCTGCACCGCCTTGCCGAATGCCGAGCGCGACAGGATCGGCGTCGGGTCGCCAGCACTCCGCGGCACCGGATCGAACGCCGAGGTGACGAGGTTGCGCTTGAGCATGATTGCCGAGCTGTGATGCGGCGACACGCGGAACGCGCGCGCCAGGCCGTCGAGCGATAGAGGCGGCTCGTACCAGCGGTCGTTCCGATAGCATTCGACCATATCCATGATCTCGCGCCGGTTCAGCACCTCGACCGGCTCGCCGAACGAAAATGCCTGCACGGCGGTCGACGGACTGGCGGTCGCCTGCAGCGCGTCCTGACGCGCCGCGGTGGTCTCGCCGCGCGACATACGCTGCGCCCGGTTTCGCTTGCTCATCAGAATAGCTCCATTCGTGTTTTCGGGCGCGCCTGGCCGTCGAGGGGTTCGTTTATGAAGATGTGCATCGCCGCCCAGGCGAGGTCGCCGTGCCCGACCGCCTCGGTGCGGCTGGTCTTGAACGTCACGCTCTTGCCGCTCTGGGTCAGCGCCTTCTTGATCGACAGGAACGCAGACTGCAGGTCGATCCAGCCGGCATCGTATTCGACGCGCTGGCGGGCGAAGGTGTGCTGCGCCTTCATGACCAAGCCGGTCTTCACCTCGAGCGAATATTCGATCGCAACGACGCCGCGCATCTTGTCGCGCAGCAGCTGGTAGACCGCGGCGCCGACGCCCTTCTTGTCGATGCCGAGATAGGTGCAGGTGTACCGCGCCAGGCGCGAGAGGATGAACTCGGCCTGCGCCTGAAAGTCACCCTTGATCTGATGGCGTTCGAGCAGGCGGAACTTGCCCCCGGGGCCGGCGGGCGGCAGCGCGATGACGAACCCGGCATTATCGCCGTCCTCGCTTTCTTGCGGATCGAACCCCGCCCACACCTCTCGGTTGCCGACCGGCCGCTTCGCCAGCATGTCGACGTCGGTCCAGTCGACCATGGCGTCGACCGTGCAGCGCTGCAGTTCGTTGAACTTGAACGCCGACAGGCTGTCGTCGACGAACTGGCACATGAGCAGGTTGGCGAATTCGTCGGGCGCATATTCGATGCGCAGCTCGTCGAGATTGAACAGGTCGCAACCACGCGCCGCTGCGTCCTCGATCGTAACGATCTGCCGCCACACCTGGTCCTCGCACAGCACGCCCGCCTGCAGGCGGGCGTGCGTTACGTCGATTTCGATCCGGTCGGCCTTCTTGACGCGCCGGTTGCGCCGCTCGCCCGTCCAGTATGGGTGCCCCTGATGCGCGATCGTTGACGGCGTCGAGAAATAGGTCCGGCGCCAGCGCTTGTGCATCGCCATCGCGCTGGCGACCTTGTTCAGCTCCTCGAACTCGTAGGTCCAGAAGAACTCGTCGAAGTAGAAATTGCCGTGATAGCCCTGCGCGGTGCGGGCGTTGGTGCCGAGGAAGATCAGCTCGGCCGCGGGCTCGCCTTCCGGCATCGTCTCGGCCGTCACGACGATCGGGTCGCCCTGCAGCTTCACGCCAACGCGCGCGGCAAACTGGACGATGTAGTTGCGGAAGATATGCGCCTGGTTCTTCGACGCCGAAAGGAAGATCTGGTTGCCGCCCCCGCGTAGCGCGTCGAGCAGCGCCTCGCGGGCGAAATACCACGTCGCGCCGATCTGCCGCGACTTCAGGATCATGCGGGTGCGCTGATCCTTCGCCGCCCACCAGTCCTCCTGGTAGCCAAACAGCTCCTCGTGGAAAATCTGTTCGAGCTGCTCGACCTGTTCGGTCGTGAAGTGGTTCTTCTGCTTGCCGGGCTTGCGCTCGCCGGCATTGCGGTTGGCGACCTTCTCGTTGAGATCGCCCTCATGCCCGCCCGGCGCTTCGAACCGCCGGACACGCGCGGCCGACGTCACGGCGCGCATCAACAGGTCGATCTCCTTCAGATCACCCCCGGTTTTCTTATCCTTGGCGATCAGCCCACAGAGCCGAGCCTCGAGGTGATCCTCGATCTTGGCGATGCAGGGCGCATCGTCCCATTTGCCACGCTGCTTCCAGCTTTCCACGGTCGCCCGGTTGAGGTGCAGTTCCTCGGCGATCTGGGTAACGCCCCAACGCTGCCAATACAGGCTGCGCGCCTGACGACGCACGTCCACCGGAATGGGAAACGTGGAGGCTGGCAGGGGCATGCCGGTATCGGCGGGAAGTTTGTCCATGACGCGGCGAACCTAGCCGGGCGCACTCGCCAGAACTTAGCGCCGGCTCTTGTAGAGAGGCTCTCTACAAGACCGCTCGCTTGAGAAGCTGAGCAGTTTCGGTCCCTTTGCGAGCTTCCAGATGCCGCCCGACGCGGCCCACCGATTTCGAACCCCGAGGGACCGACCGCCATGGGCACCAAGAACAAGTTCTTCCGCGCATTCGTATCCGGCGCGACGATAAGCGACGGGCGCGTCATCACCGACGAGATGATCGATCAGGTCGTCTCGACCTTCAACGCTGAAACCTACAGCCCCCGCATCAACATCGAGCATCTCGCGGGCTACAGCCCCGAACCACCGTTCAACGGTTACGGCGATGTCGTCGCCGTGAAGGTGCAGAGCGATGATTTCACGATCGACGGCAAGGTCGAGAAGCGCAAGGCGTTGTATTGCCAGGTCGATGCCAACGACCAGCTCGTCGCACTCGCGAAGGCCGACCAAAAGCCTTATCCCTCGGTCGAGCTGACGCCGAGCTATGCCGGCACCGACAAGATCGGCCTGATCGGTCTCGCGTTCACCGATACGCCGGCATCGATCGGCACCCAGCGCCTCCAATTCTCGCGCACCGCCCCCGGCACAGTGTTCGCCGCTTCGCCCGATGCGGTAGCGCTCGAATTCGAAGCCAAGTCCGTCGAGCCGACCAGCATCGCCGACGCGATCAAGGCAGGCTTCGCTGGTGTTGCTGCCATGTTCAAGGCCGGCGAACCGGAGAAGCCGAAGCCCGAACCAAAGCCGAAACCGGCGAACGACAACGATCTCGCCGCCTTCGCGGTCGCCATGGGCGATACGATGGCGACCACGCTCGCGGCCGCACTCAAACCGATCACCGATGCCCATACGTCGATGCAGAGCGAGTTCGCGACGCTGAAGGGCAAGCTCGAAAAAACGCCTGAGCCGCAGTTCGGCCGTGCGCCCGCCAATGGTGGCACGGGCGATCTCGTCACCGACTGCTGACGCCAGCCCCCCTTCGACCCGCACGATATCCGCCCAGGAGCCGCCCCCATGCTTAACGACACCCGCCTGAAATACGATGCCTACACGATCCAGATCGGCAAGCTGAACGGCGTTGCCGACACCGGCAAGTCGTTCACCGTTGCCCCCGCGGTCGCGCAGACGCTCCGCGGCAAGATTCAGGCATCGAGCTCATTCCTGACCAGCATCAACATCATCCCCGTTGTCGCGCAGGAAGGCGACAAGGTCGGCGTCGGCGTGAAGGGCACGATCGCCAGCCGCACCGACACGCGCGTTCACGATCGCCAGCCGCGCTATCCCGGTGATCTCGACGAGACGCGCTACCGTTGCGAGAAGACCGACTTCGATACGCTAATCCGTTACGAGACGCTCGACGCCTGGGCACACCAGCCGAATTTCCAGCCGCTGATCCGCGACGCGATCGTCAAGGCCAAGGCGCTCGACATCATCACGATCGGGTTCAACGGCACGCACGTCGCGGTCGAGACGAACCCGACCACGTACCCGCTGTTGCAGGACGTCAACATCGGCTGGCTGCAGCACATCCGCCTCGATGCGCCCGCCCGCGTGCTGGCCGAAGGCGAGCTGAAGCCCGCCACCCGCGTCAACGGCGTCGTGACCGTTGCCGGCGCGGTGTACGTCGGTGCCGGTGAGGTCGGTGAGGATGTCGACTACGTCAACATCGACGCGCTGATCTACGACGCGATCGAGCTGCTCGATGAGAATTACCGCGATGACACCGACCTGGTCGTGATCGTCGGCCGCGATCTGGTTCACGACAAGTATTTCTCGATCGTCAACGCGGCCGGCGACAAGGCGACCGAACTGCTCGCGCGCGACGTCCTTCTGTCGGCGAAGAAGCTCGGCGGATTGGACGCAGTCCGCGTCCCGAAGTTCCCGCGTAACGCGCTGCTCATCACCACGCTCGCGAACCTCTCGGTCTATGAGCAGATCGGCACCGAGCGCCGCAAGATTGAGGACAACGCCAAGCGCGACCAGGTCGAGAATTACGAGAGCGTCAATCAGGCTTTCGTGGTCGAGGACATGGGCAAGGTCGCGCTCGTCGAGAACATCGTCATGGGCAAGAAGCCGGCCTGATCAGGCCGCCCTGCCCCCACCAGTTAGCCCGCTCTCCACAGGACATGCCATGAGCCTTGCTCGCAAACATCGGGATCGTATCCTTGCATCCCAGATGGCATCTGCTCCCGTCACGGAGAGCGGGTTATCCCATACCGCCTCGGCGCCAGCGTCCGACGCGGGCACGCCCGCCGAACGCGCTGCGGCGTCGATCGCGATGCGGCTGCAGCATGACCTGCGCCGGCTGAAAGAGATCCAGTCGATCCAGCGCAAGATCGAAACCAAGCGCGAGCTGTTGCCCGCCTATGCCGATTGGATTGCCGGACTGCTCGACGGAGGTCGCAATGCCGGCGTCGGTGTTGCCGAGGACGTCCTGCCGACCATCATGGTCTGGCTGATCGATACCGGCGACTATGCACGCGCGCTCGAACTCGCCGACCATGTCGTCGCCTATGACGTTCCGCTGCCGTCGCGCTACGAGCGATCGGCGCCCACGCTGATCGTCGAAGAGATCGCCGACGCCGCGATCCGGGCGCAGACCGCGAAACAGCTATTCCCGCTCGACGTCCTCGAACACGTCGAAGAGCTGACGGCCGACGCGGACATGCACGACCAGGTGCGCGCCAAGCTGCACAAGGCCATCGGCACCGAACTGGCGCGCACGGCCGAGGATATCGATCCGACCAAGCCCGAGTTCGTGGTCGCGGCCGTCCGCGCGTTGGCGCCGCTGCGCGAAGCCGTCCGCCTGCATGACCGGGTCGGCGTCGCCGGCCAGATCAAGCGGCTCGAAAAAGCCATCACCAAGCGCGCCGAACCGACGACGGTCCCGGCCGCTCCAGATACCGCCGGTCCCACCGGCTCCTAAGCTCGCCCCCGGCGCTCGGGGGCGGATCACGCGGGATGGGAGGGTGCTTCGGCACTGAGGGCCATCGTCCGACCCTGATCCCCACCCCCGAGATTTCCAAGGATCAACCGATGGCTGCCCTGTCGCAGATGTGCGCTCTACTCGCTCTCACACTGGGCCTCGGCGTCGGCGTTGCTCTCACGCTGGCCGGCGCCGTCATCGCGCTGGTCAATTCGCCTGAGTACCGTGACACCGACGATACCGTGCTGGGATGGATCCTGTTCATCGTCGGCCTGGCGATCTTCATCCTCACCGCCAACGCGATCTGCGCGAACCTCGCATGACGCTCAGCTTCAACCCCACCGTCGTGTCGGACGATCCGGCAGCAGCCGAGGCGATCGTCGTCAACGATGGCTGGTATCCGAACATCGACCCGATGCGGCTGCGCGCCGAAGCGCGGATCCGCGATGGCGTTCTCGCCCCGCGTCTGCGCAAGGAGATCCTCGCCGCCATCATCACGGTCGGCGACAACCTCGATACCTGGGCGGAAACGCAGCGCGCCGCGGGATATGCGACGCTCGCGGCCGTGCCGGCGAAAATGATCGACGGGCAAAGCCGTCTGCTGCTGCTCTATTTCAGCGCGATCGCCGATGAGACAAAGGCCCGCATCATCGAGGGCTATCGCGACACCGATCTGACCGGTCGCGGCGACCGGAAGGTCGAGGATCTCGAACCGTCGGTCGACGAGCTGCGCCGCAACGCCATCCAGGCGGTCCGCAGCATCCTCGGCCGCACCCGCACCCGTATCGAGCTGATCTGATGGCGGACGTTATCCGATCGCAGCAGGGCGACACGCTCGACGCGCTGATCTGGCGCGAGCGCGGCCTTGCCGCGGCAAATCTCGCCCCGGTCCTCACCGCCAATCCCGGCCTAGCCGGGCTCGGTGCCGTGCTGCCCGCCGGCACCGCCGTCACAGTCCCTGCCACCGCGCCGGCCGTCACCGTTCGCGACATTATCCAGCTTTGGAGCGATTGAACGATGAAGGATCTCCTCCACGAATTCGGGACGTGGCTGCTGGCGTTCGTCATCAGCCTCGTTCCCGCCGGCCTCGGGTCGATCGTCAGCCTGCTGGTCGAAACCGGCCTCACCTGGGGGCAGCGGATCGCGCAGGTCTGGGTCGGCATCGTCGTCAGCTACTTCGTCACCAACGCGGCCGGCGCGATGTTCGGCATGCACCCGTTCGTCTCGCAGGCGATCGGCTTTCTGGTCGCCATGGTCGCCTTCAAGGGCGCGCCCGGCTTCATTGCCGGCTGCAGCGCCGTCCTGGCCGAACTCCCCGGCAAGCTCAGCGAGCGGCTGCTCGCGCTCATCCCGCGAAAGGACCCCAAATAATGCCTGGTTACGGCCCGCCCCCGACTTCCTCAGCCAAGCCCCCCCGCAAGACGCTGATCGGCGTGATCGGCGCGGCAGCGGCGCTGATCGTCACGCCGTTCGTTTCCGGCTGGGAGTCGGGCGGCACGCCGCGGCTCGTCGCGTACCAGGACATCGTCAAGGTGTGGACGATCTGTGGTGGCGAAACGCTCGGCGTAAAGCCCGGCATGGTCGACACGGTAAAAGGCTGCGAACTGCGCGAGGAAGCCGCGCTCATTCGCCACGCCGAGCCCGTTCTCGCCTGTACGCCGACGCTGCGCGCGCGCCCTAACCAGCTCTCGGCTGCGATCAGCCTCGCCTACAACATCGGCACTGCCGGATACTGCCGATCGACCGTCGCGCGCCGTTTCAATGCCGGCGACTGGCGTGGCGGCTGCGACGCTTTCCTCATGTGGAACAAGGCGGGCGGCCAGGTGGTCCGCGGGCTCGATCGTCGGCGCCGTGCCGAGCGCGACCTCTGTCTGAAGGAGCTGCCCCGATGATCCGCACCCTGTTCGCGAAGGTGAAGGCCGAAGCGTTCTTCCTCGTCCTGCTCGCCGTCGCGGCGGTCGGCGCGTGGCTCTACGTCCAGTACCGCCAGGTCAGCGCCGACCGCGACGATCTGCAACACCGCGCCGAGCTGATCTGCGCAGGGTCGGGCACCGACTTCACGGCGATCGGCAAGACCGCCCGCGGCGTTCGCTGCACGCAGACGGTCGCCGGGCTGGTGAAGTTCAAGGCCGACAGCGACCAGCTCGCCGCGCGCACGCTCGCCGATGCGCTGGCCGAACACGACGCCCGACAGAATGACGACACCCGCGCCGCGCGCGCTGCCGCAGAGGCAGCAAGCTCGGCCGCACACCGAATGGAGATGGCAGATGCGCAAGCTGAACGGACGAACCTTGTCGATCATGAGTGGTTTCGCGCTGTCAACGGCGTTGCCGGCCTGCACGCGGCACGCTGAGGCACCGCCCGCGGTCGTCTCGACGCCGATCGCCGTCAAGGTGAAGGACACGCCCCCCGCCGCGCTGCTGACGTGTGCCGAGCGCCCCGATGGCCTCCCCGAGGATCCGTCGCTGATCGCGCAGATCCCGACCAGGATCCGTTCGGGCATCATCCGCCTGGCCCGTGCCTTCGCCAGCAACGCCGATCGCAGCGACCGCCTGGTCAACTGGATCGATCCCGGCACCTGCCCTACCCCCAAACCCTGACGGAACACCGCATGACGCCGACCAGCGCCCGTATCGACGAAGACTTCACCGCCCGGTTCTACCGTCGCGAGCCGATCGTGCTCGAGCTGCAGCTCGAAGACGCGGACGGCGCGGCCGAGGATCTCGCCAACCGCCGGTTCTTCGCTGCCTTGTATCAGCCGAGCGGCGAGGTGTTCGACCGCGTCGAGGCGACGATCGCGAACGGTACGAACGGCCGCCCTTACCTTTCGTTCGCCTTCCACGGCGACATCACCGACGCGCTGTATGAGCAGCAGCTTCTCCGATACGCGCTCGGCGAACAGCTCGACAGCGGCCAGGATGTCATCGTCGATGGCGTCCTCAAGATCCTGCCGGCACCAACCGGGACGGCGACTACCACCGCGGCGATCGTCGATGGCATCGCGACCCGCTTCATGCGTCGGCTCGAGGTTGCCGGTCGGTCGCGGATCGTCGTTTCGGAGCGTGGACCGGCGGGGCTGTCAGCAGCGCAGATCGCCGTCGCTGCCAACGATATCGACGAGCCTACGCCGAAGGCTTTCATGGACTATGTTAGGTCGATGGCCGGCGATGTCGCTAACGAGGCGGCGACGACGAAAGTCAACGACCTGATCACCGCAACCGGGGAGGCATTCAGCCAATCTCAGGCTGACCTTGACGCTCATCTCGCTGGTAAGGATGCGCAGATCGATGCAGCTGTCGTGGACGCTCAAACAAGCGTTACGGGATTCCTGGCGGGTGCTCAGGCGCAGCTCGATTCGAAGGCCCCGAACGCGCTTTCGCCTTTCGGGGCTACGGCACGGGCTGCGCTAGATCGCGCAATCGATGTCGTGCACAGCGCCGATATTGCCTGTATCGATGCGACTGGAGCAATCGATAGCGCGGCTGGTATAAGTCAATTGTTCTACAAAGCCGCACTGCTTGGAAAGACAGCGCTTGTTGGTCCTGGCCGATATCTGATTGCCGGCGCAGGATCGAAATTGGGCGGCATTCGGGTCCAGATGACGAAGTCTTTGCGCGTCAGATGCGATCCCGGTGCAGTATTTTTCACGGACAATATCGATAACGACATGATCGTTATAGAAGCGCCTTCGGACGGTGCGGGAATTTCGTCCGAACTCATCGAGATCGTCTGGGAAGGCGGATGGATAGATCACAGCAAGCAAAAGGTGCCGACGAGCGTCCCAGATCTCGCGGGATACCCACCCCCGGCAGGCCTAGAAGGCTCACCTGGAAGTGTTTCGGGCATGACGATCCGTGGCTATTACTTCGCCTCCGATGGCACCACATTGAAGCAAGGGTTTCGTCGGGTGGTGGTGCGCGGACTGACGACGTATGGCGGGAAGCATTGGCAGCTCGCGGGTGGCGATACCGGCCTTGCGATTGGCGACGGTTCGGGCGAGGTTCTAGTTGAAGGTTGCGAGCATATTGGCTCGCGCGATGTAGGCCAATATTTGACCGGCAGCCAATCCAGGTTCACGTCCAAGTGTAATCGATTTTCGCACTCCTACAGTGGCGTAGGCTTCAAGCGTTCCACCTCCTTTTGGGTATGCACTGACAACCATTTCGAGAACGTATGCCGCGCAATCTCAACGTCGCGCATCCTTGGGCGGGGCGTTATAGCCGGCCACGCCAGCGGTAATTCTTTTCGGAATTGCAGCCAGTTGTATCGGCTAGCCGAGACGATCGGCGCAGTTGTGGAGGTTGGCACGGCGGAATTGATGGGCGCGCTATTAGCGGACGGCACCAAGTTTCCCGGATACCCCTTGGTCGTGGTCAATCTTGCGGGCTCTACGTATTGCCAAGTCAGCGACGGGCGCGTTCTGAGCACCGATCCCACGAACAGCGGCTATGCGATGATCTCGTACGAGAGCACGACGATCAACGGAGTGACTACCCTTTCGCAGTACAATTGGCTTAGGAACGTCGTCGGGATCGCTGGGTGCACAACGGGCGGAACCGAAATCCCAGGGCAAAGCGACAATAATTATTTTGAAGGGGTCGTCGGCTATCAGGATACGGTCCCGCAATATCCTCAGGTTTCGGCGAGCAGTCACGTTCTGCGCCGCACCGCGAACGGGCAGCCGGCATTCCGGACTCAGATATTGATGGACGATGGCACGCCTGCAAAGCCTATTATTGCGCGAGTTAATCAGCCCAGCACAGGCATCTACTTCGACACGAATATCGTCGCGTTCGGGATCAACGGCTCGAGCCGGTTGTCTGTTAACACGATCTCGGCGACGATCCGAATGCCCGGATATGCGAGCGACGCTGCTGCGGCGACGGGGGGGCTGGTCGCAAACCAAACGTACTACAACCCGACGACGCGAGCAGTTTCTATCAAGTCATGATCGCGGTTTATAGCGCCCTTCGAGCAGCACAAATTTCATTGAGCTGCAAATCGGCAAATTTTTCATCTCCACCAAAATACTCGTATGCATCCGCACGCTCTGCCTGTTCATAAGCACTAAGCGAAAATGGGCCAGTTATGATGCCTTTCGATATCATGTCCTGATGGAGCGCCTCAGGTTTTAGCAAGTAGCTCGGCGAACTCGGCCCTCCCTTTCCACGAACGTTCGTACGTCGAACGATCATCGCAGGATCACCAAGTACTGAAAATGATGCTCTCGGCGAAACATGAGGCTCAAACAGCTGGGTCGTTCCATTCCTTCGAGGTATCATGTAGATCTTTGCATCGACTGATGTCAGAAGCTCTATCGAATATATGCTACTGCCTTCCATGAATACGATCGTTTCAGCGTTTCTTAGTATAGACGTTTGTAAATGAATATTCATCGTTTCAGGTTTGAGGTATACGTAGCCGTTCTCTTCGAGGGTATTGGCAAAATAGCTCTCACCTATAACCGTGCCTTTTGCCACCATGTGAATCCTCCCGAAATACACTTTTTTGGGAGTATCCGAGATGCGCTCAAGCGGCATATTCTTCAGGTATTCTAAATATGAAGCGCTTGGCCCAATACCAAGCCGACTTCCCGGTACCGCGAACTCCATGTTTTCAAACACCCCGGTATGGCGGACTAATCGGATATGGTGTCTCTCAACGCCGAAAAGGCGCAGTATTTCATATATCCAATCGGTCGGCTCTTTCGTCTCCTGAAGCTTCGCGAACACAACCTGCTTGTGAACCTGTGGATCGAAGGCCCAAAGCCTAATGACCGAGTCTACCAACAGATGCCCAAAATGCACCTTCATAGGCCCACCGTACAAAAATGTGCCGGTTTCTATACGGATTATCTTTTGTACTGATGGAGGAGTAAATTTGTCTAGAAAACCGGTTGCGTCTTGAATACGACCATGCGCAGGTATTTGCGAATGGTCGGGGCCACCCACCCAGCTTCGCTCAAATCGCGAAACAAATACGTCTTTCCTCGACTCGATCATATCCGCCGCTGTCCATGCCAAATTCGGTGGGCAGCCTAGCAGCCCACCTCACGATGACAAAACCGAGCATGCGCCGTAAGCCGTCGTAGCTGGTCGGTGCCAGCGAGACTTGAGCCGCCCCATCAAAAAACTAGGAAGGCCATTTATGCTGTCATTCGACAGAATCTCACGTCGCGCTTGGAAGCTCCGTAGCCCAACGACGATGTCGGTTTCGGCGGACGCCATGTATTTTATCGCTGATGGCCGCCTTGCGGGTTACAGTCACCGGAACGAGCGGGGTTGGCGTATTGAGGACGGCAACCTGTGTTTGGTGAATGGCGACGACGAAGTCACAACACGGTTCACGGTGAACGATGAAATCGATGGCCGGTTGTTCCTATCAGGTCGAAGCCTTTTATCTCGCAGCAAGATCATTGCGCTCGACGAACAAGAGCCGCTAGCAAGCAGGGTTGGCCTTCGAGAGACTTTTGCAAATGACATCGCGAAGCATGGATGGGAAATTGGCGAGCATAGCTACGGCAACGTATCGATCGCCGAAAGGCGGCTCGCTAAACTTCATGTTGGGAAATATTGCTCAATCGCCGGCGGCGTAACTATCGCACTAGGAAATCATCGAACCGACACCTTCACGTCCTACCCGTTCAGCTCGCTCAAGCGCTATTGGCCCGGCGCTCCAAATGTTGCTGATCACGACACCAAAGGAGACGTCAGGATCGGCAATGATGTTTGGATTGGCAACGGCGCATTTATATCTTCTGGCATCTCGATCGGCGATGGCGCTGTAATAGGTGGGCGGAGTGTGGTGACGCGCGACATCAAGCCGTATGAGATCGTCGTCGGCGTTCCGGCAAAGCATCTTCGCTATCGATTCGACGAAGCAACGCGCGCAGCGCTATTGGCAATTCGTTGGTGGGCTTGGCCTGATCATATTGTCGAGGCAGCGCTGCCAGCGATCATGTCCAGCGACATAGGAGCGCTGGCGGATAAAGCTGCAGAGCTTGGGATGACCACCGGCTAGCAGACAGCCGACTATCAAAATTGCGAACGTCTTGGGCAGTCTATTTTCTGGCCGGCTCCAGGCATGGCTGGAGACCATCATAAACAACAGTAGCTTCGCGGCCCAGGCAGTCGCGGGCAGGGATGACGAATGACCGCGACAGTTGTAGACTGTTTAAAAAGGGATTCTAATATGAAAAAGCCCGAAATCCTGCGCGATCTATTATTTGCCAGCGTGCCCACGCTGGCGAAGAAGCGGGAGAACCTGTCGATGTTCATCGACAAGGGACGCATTGCCGCGCGCGCGACCGGCTCGCTGTCGTTCGAATACCGCTACACCCTGTCGATCGTTGTGCAGGATTACGCTGGCGACCTCGACGACCTGGTCGTGCCGATCCTCGCCTGGATCGCCGAGTATCAGCCCGATCTGATGGAGCGCGGCGAGCAGGAACCGTTTAGCTTCGAGTCCGAGATCCTCGACAGCGACGCGGCCGATGTCGAGATTGGCATCGAACTCACCGAGCGCGTGAAGGTCGAGCGTCGTGACACCGGCGGTACGCGCGTCACGCATCTGCCCGAGCCACCCCGCACTGATGCCTTCGCCGGGATCGGGCACGTGAACCTGTGGCAGGTCGTGCTCGACGACATGGTCGCCGGGACGGTCGAAACAACCCGCGCATGAGCGACGACTTCGAACAGATCCAGTCGCTTGCCGGCGCGCTGCTGCGCCAGCTCGGCGCGTCGGAGCGGCGATCTTTACTGCGCCGGATGGCTCGCCAGGTGCAGCAGAGCCAATCCGCGCGGATCGGGCGGCAGGAAGCGCCGGATGGCAGCAAGTTCGCACCGCGCCGCGAACGCCGCGAGCTGAAGCCGGGCAACTATGCGGTCAAATTCCTTTACCCGAAGGGCGACGCGAACGCGCGCGTCGTGTTTCTGAAGAGCTGGGTCCACGACGGGCCGCTGATGACCGGCTTCGACATCGAGGCGGGCGGGATCCGCAGCTTTTTCTACGACAAGGTCGAAAAATACCTGCCAGTCGATGCCGGTGAGCAGAACGCCGGTGCCGGCAAGCTGCGGCGTAAAGGTACGATTCGGCAGAAGGCGATGTTTCGCAAGTTGCGCAGTGCACGCAACCTCCGCGCCGGCTCGACCGATCGCGAGGCGTGGATCGGCTTCTCCGGTCGCGCGGCCGAGATCGCGCGCGTTCACCAGGAGGGCTTGCGTGATAAGCCGTCAAGAAAGGGCCGTGCCGTTCGCTATGCCGAGCGCGGCCTGTTGGGGGTGACCCAGGCCGAGCAGTCGCGCGCGCTCGACATGTTGCTCGAACATGTCGCAGCCGCTTGATGGCTTTCTGGTGATGGGCTGGCGAGTCTCTATACTGACGGAAGCCTCGACCGGCACCTTCCCCATGAATGCTCAGTTACGCCCTACCGTGCTAATTTCTCCATCCCCCTGGTCGGGCGGTAGTTCAGGAACGCGAGCACCCACACCGTTGATTTAAAATAAAAGATGATCTCTGACCGCTGGTAATCGCACCGTTAAGGATTCTCAGTTAGTCGATTTAAATGCGCCAGACATTTGCACGGTTGGGAGATTCGCCGCTCGGTCCGGCGGTTCTCGGCATTGCCTATTTCGCCTCTGCATTGCTGTCGTTAGTTATGACCCGCGGGGCGCATGGCATCGCGGCGATCTGGCCACCGAGTGGCATTCTGCTCGCGACCCTACTCGTCGTACCCCGGCACGCGGTCTGGCGGTTTGCGATGGCGGCGATAATCGCAAGTTTTGCGGCCAATCTGCTCGCCGGATCGGGTTTCTGCGTCTCCATCGGATTTACAGCAGCCAACGGGCTTGAGGCGATGGTTGCCACCCTCCTACTTCGGCGACGATCGGGGGCACGGGTCTCTTTCATCAATCCATCGGGCCTATCTGCGTTCTTCGTCGCGTCGTTGATTGCCTCGCTGGTGAGTGCTTTGGTGGCGACCTGTATTTCGCCAAGGTTGAATGGCGAATTCCTTCTTTCATGGTTCAGCACGGTATGGCTGGGCATGTTGCTCGTGACGCCGCTGCTCCTAGCGGCATTCGAGCTTTCGCTCTCCACGCGACGACGGGTGTCCGGGCGCGATGCCATTAATTTGAGCGGCATCGTTCTACTGACAGTCATCGCCGCCAGTTTTACGTTCTACCAAACCCAATACCCGATGCTGTTCGTACCGATGATGGTAATTGTGATTGCCGTCCTGCGCGGCGGTATGCTCGGCGGTATCATCAGCATGATGGTCGTCGTGGTGCTCGGATCACTGGCGCTTTTCTGGGGGTCAGGCCCAATATTCCTCATCCGTGCGTCCTCCGATACGCGCCTTTTATTCTTTCAGTTTTATCTATTGTCGCTATTCGTTTCGTCGCTACCAATGGCAACGCTCCTCGCTGCGCGTGATCGCTTGAGAGTAAATCTTTCAGAACGCATCCGTCTTCTCGATCAGGCGGAGGCTGCGGCGCATATTGGGCATTGGCGTGTCAATTCTATCGACCAGACGATCTTCTGGTCGCCAGAGGTTTTCCGCATGCACGGCCTTCCGGAGGGAAAACCACCGGCTTTGGAGCAGGCTATCGATCTATATCATCAAGATGACCGACAGGGCGTATCCGAGGTCATTGCGCTTGCACTTGCCGAAGGCCAGCCCTTTGCGTTCGAAGCCCGTATCGTTCGCCCCGACGGCTCCGTCCGTTATGTCGCGACCCAGGGAGAGCGTGATTATTCGTCGACAGATGACGCTATTGGGCTTTTCGGTCTCATCCGTGATGTCACCGAGCAAATCGAAGCACAACAGGTCCTGAAAGAGTCCCGTGACGCCGCCAACCGCAGCGCGGCTGCGGCAATGTTGCTCGCTTCGACAGATGTCCTAACCGGACTCGCGAACCGTAGACGGATCATCGAATATCTTGATGACGCGTTGACAGACAATGAGACGGGAAAAGCCGCACTCTCGGTCATACTCTTCGACATCGACCATTTTAAAGCCGTGAATGATCGGTACGGCCACGATATCGGTGACGATGTGATAAAGCGCGTTGCATCGTCGGCAAACGGGTGTTTGCGAAACACTGATCTGATCGGTCGCTATGGTGGCGAAGAGTTTGTCATCATCTTGCCCAAGACAGACAGGGAGGTGGCGTTGCAGATCGCCGAACGCGTACGAGCTAGTATCGAAGCATCTTGGGATGACGGACAGCCGAAAGTAACGGTCAGCTTGGGCATCGCATCCACCCGGGACGGCGACACGTGCGATGTCATCCTCAAACGGGCGGATATTGCCCTCTACGAAGCAAAACACGCTGGTCGAAACCGATTGCGCTTGGCTTCATGATGCTGAACGAGCAGTATATATTGCGTCAGCCGGAATAACTGGCGACACAAAAAAATCTATCCGTCGGGTGAGGGCGAAATGTCTTTAACGGTAGATCAAATTCGGCTGGTGACGGAAAGCTACGAGCTGATTAGACTCTCACCCCGCCCGTATGCCGAGCTATTTTATCATAGATTGCTTTTGGATCACCCGTTTGCACGAGCGGTATTTCCCGATGATATGACGAACCAGATCGCCGTTTTTTCAAAAACAATAGATGCCCTTGTTGCTAACGTCGGCGATATCGTAAACCTAAAGCCTTTCCTTTCTGATTTGGGCAAGAAGCATGTCAAATACGGCGTCAAGGCCTACCAATATGAAGCGGTCGGGACCGTTCTGATCGATACATTCGCGGATATATTAGGCGAACGTTTTACTCCGGCAACTCGCCATGCTTGGGAGACGGTTTATAGCGAAACAGCCGGCATCATGATCTCCGCGGCCTATTCCGATATTTAGCACAGAGCCGCGGCCGGATCTTCGGTCCATGATTATTTTGTATTATGCGAGCCATACATCCACTCGGCCGCGCTTCAAGTTCATTCCTAAGAAGATGATCGTACGCGAAAGCGAGTCCTCCGCCCCGGACAGCGTAGCGACAATTAGCCCATGATAATGAAGCCGTATGACGGCTGACCTATTTTCTAAAAATGTTCAGCGCAGATTATGAGCCCGTCGAAGCAAACAGACGGCGAACGGCACGGACGCCAATCGCTATCGATGCCGAACTTGACGGATCACGCCGCACGCTTTGCAAGGTCGCCGATATCTCTACTGGCGGCGCGCAGATTCAAACCTACTCAGCATTGAATGTGGGCGCAAAAATTTGGCTTACTCTTCCATTAATCGGCCGAGTGTCGGCAACGATAAAATGGGCCAGCGACTACAACGCAGGTTGCCAATTCGACGATCCTTTGAGCGCCGACCTGGTTGAGGCTGTGATTGCACGGGGTGGCGGGAGTTAAACGGCGGTAGTGGCAAGTGACCTATCGCGACGTGCGGCCTTGGGATGACAAAACCAACAAGTCCAAGCCGTGCAGCCCGCAGACCATATGTTCGATCCTGCCTCTGACCATTTGTTGTCGACGCGTAAGCACCGCAGCGCGAGGATCCCGCAATGGCGCGCAATGAGCGGGAGACTGAGAAGGACTTAATCGAAGGCTTATGGGCCATGCGCGCTCTGGCGATCCGGCTGAATCTAAAAGTCGTCGGGGCGCTCATCAAAGTCGCAATCGGATTGATTCCCACCAGCTTTCACTAGCTATCAGAATCTTGACTCTGAGCAGTAGGGACTAGCTTGACGCAAAGCGCCCTCCATCGACTCGCGTCGCTCTTCAGCTGCGCGCTTTATATATCCTAGTTCCACATGGGTTCGGCGGAGACACCCTCCGCCGCGGCCTTTTACAACCCGCAGAAATCCATGGTTTGTGGGCAAGAAATGGTACGACGTACCCCGGCGATACCCTAGGGCAAATCGCACGACTATGAGCATTTGGATCTGAAACGGATCTGTCTTGGCGCGTCCGCCTCACCCCTATAGCAATTGCGAATGTAAGGACGAGACGGGCTCGGGCTATTGGCGAGCATTGCTGTCGATGTATGGGATGGTTAATCAGCCATCGGCTCATTCCGATCGCGAGGATTACGATGGATCTCGACAAGCCAAGAAATCTGCTGAACTCGGATGAGCTTCATCAAGTGATGAATCACTTGGCCAGTGCGAAAAAGTATGGCGATCCTCGCCAAGTATGGGTCGAAGACGGACATGTATTCGTCGAAGGACACGACGGAGAGATCGTTTCAATGACCCCAGCGGTCGCAATCAAAATGGGCAGGATGCTGGGCGAAGCCGGAGCCGCATCGCTGATCAACAGTGTGATGGACGAGAGCACTGATAGATCGGTTTAATCTAGCGCATCTTGCAGAATTGGCGAGCCGTGAATCTACTTTCATTTCCATCTCGGCCATTCCGCTTCCGCCCACTAGCGGACGTTCGCAGGTTTTCGTAATGTCGCTGCTGAGGTTGAGCGGAGATCGAAGGTGCAAAGTAGTCAAATGCTCCTACGAGCAGGACTGGTAGCGTTCAGTATAGCACTTGGTGCCTATTTTTTATTTTGCGCACTGACGAATACCGCGAGCGTTCCGATAGCCAACGCGTTTCTCCCGATAGTGCTGACGGGCGCTCTACTGGTTCGTCTTAATCGGAAGCGGACCGGCAGCTAGCCACCGCAATGCGACGTGCGGCACGCCAGACGGCTTTGCCAGCAGTGGGACAGGCTGCAAACGCCCACTTGCGGACCTTCAGCCCGTTGGTAAGATTAACGCACAGGAGGCGAACAATGAAGCGACCGAAATTGGCGTTCAGCTTTGCGAAGGGTGCGGCAATGGGTGCTTTGATGGTCCACGTCGGTATCAGGCTAGCTTCTGCGCTCACCTAGGTTCGCGTCCGCTTTCCAACAAAAAGCGGCTGCTCGCCCCCCGCCCCGACACCTGAACGAACGGCTGCTTACCTCGATGTTCGCCCGTAAGCAGCCAGTCCGCAATCCTCCCATCTCAGCCGTTACACTTACGCCCACTTGCGGACGTTCGTTCAAGCCTTAGACCACGTTCATGATGAAAGTGCGATTCTCAAACGAAACGGATCAAGCCATAGAATTGATGGTAGAGCCGTGGGGGGCGGTTGAGCCGATCCCTGCCGGCGCAAGGTTCGTCATCCACTACACTCCACACGTTGATCGAGAAGACACGTCCTTCGCAGAGTATCATGTCGGGATGATCCGCTTCTGGGTCGAGGGCAGCGATTACGAGCTAAACATCGACGGCGAAACTGTTCCGACCTGACGGCTTCTTACGCCCAATAGCGGACGCTCGGGGGACAATCAGGACTCCCGAACGCGGTCATTCGTTCAGGTTGATTTTCGCATTGGTCCCTCATGATGCAAAAATCAAAGGTTTTGGATCATTATGCCGATCAACTTCCTGCCAGCACTTCCTTAATCGACTTTGACTCATCCCACCGGGAGGTTGGCTGACGTCCCTTTTTAGGTTCCCATGGAAATGACACCGAGACTTTGGCGTTACTCACGCCCACGGCTGAGAGTGTCTGGCGAGCCATCTGTTCAAGGGTTTTTCGTCCACTTTCACGCGCATCATTTAGGTGTCTTAGGCCCTTCGCCTCCTCAGATGCCCTCGACGACAACCTTTTAGCTGCTTGCCTCGCCATTTGAAGTCCAGCTGCACGGGAGATGTAAACGCCGTCCTGTTTTGTTACGGCGTTGACCATGTCAATGTTCGGTGTCCCAATGTTCACATCCGGCGCATCGATCGTAAGCACCTTCGTTTCTGCATTCCAATTATAAGCACCTTCGTTCATCGACGCTAACGGTAGGAAATAGTCCACTGTCACGGGCGCAGTCGTGACCTGCCGGGGATGGAAAATAGCTCCATCATACCCCCCACGCGCCGCGATCTTCCCCCTAATTTTTGCGACCCTAAGATCGGCGGCACGCTCGAACGTAATGAACACCACTCTAGACGCCGCTAGACCCAACGATGTTTCAGCGTCTTCAGCACGACGCTCAGCGTCTTTGCGTGCCTGCCATTGAGACCAACCGAACCAGAATAGTCCGACTACCCCGACAATAATTAATAATGCACGCAAAGACCGCATGATGCCCCCATTTTTACGGGATTAGCTCGCCACTGATGGCATAAGCTGCTCGCCCGATTCCACCACCCTTAAGCCATTCAAGACAGTCGGTAAGCAGTGGAGTTCGGAGTGGCCGCAGCAGCTATACGCAGTGCCACCTGATGCAAAAATCACAAATTTCGCATCCGCCCAAGAACGGCAGAAAAGCGTGGTACCTGCCGATGCAGAAATTTGATGCATTTGGCGGGCGCCTTCCATGGCAGGTTTTCCAGGATGCAGCCCCGAAAGCTGTCAGTCCGCTTTCCTTCCCATTCCGGTCATTCGTGATGCAAAAATCAAAAGTTTTGCATCATGGTCGGCCTTACAGAAAGTGTCTAAACCATGAGCAGGGGGCGAATGACCGAAATGAGGTTCTGCAAGGAGTGGGCACCGACGATAACGAGATAGCCGGATCCAGATCGACGCCTCAATCTCGCTGAAAACATGATCGCGGCGTGCATTGCAAAGGTCGGCAGAACGGCGAGCGACGCCCAAGAAATTCCGTGCAGTATGACCATCGCAGCGCTGGTCGCCAGCGATGTGCTGACATGACCCAAACCGAATTTCGATTGAGCCAGCCAAACCAAAACCCAGACCGCGAAGGACTCTGTGACCGGCCCGAAAGCCGTCGCCAGGAAGATCAAAAGCGGGGTTATCTCCCGATGATACCCTGAAAAGTTGATCGCTGCCGATGGACCAAGAAGCAATATGATCAGATTCAGGACGCCGTTGCCGGTAGCCCAACCGGCCACGCCCGTGGCTATAGCTATGACAATCGACTTCAGACATCGCATGAGCTGGCGATCATCGCAGCGGTGCCAAAAGGCAAGGCCTCGCCCGCTGGATATGCAACAACATTGTTGATGCAAAATTCACAGGGTTTGCATCGGCCAGAAAACGGCGGGAAACCGTGCGATACGCCGATGCCAAAGTCTGAGGCGTTTTCCCGCCTACGTTTAGTGTCGGCTTTCCCATGACAGGGCCCGAAAGCGGTCCGTCCGCTTTCCTGCCCATAGCGGACATCGCAGGCGGCTTCCGCTTGGGGGGCACGGCTGTCTTGTAGAGACCGTCTCTACAAAACTCGGCCGTAGCTTTTCGCCCGCGCGCGCGCCGACATAGCGGGCATCATGGCAGCAACCGCACCCTCAACGACCGTCGACCTGTCGCGCCTGCCGGCGCCGACCATCGTCCCGCTGCTCGGTTACGAGACGATCCTCGCTGCAATGGTCGCGAAGATGCGGGAATTCCTGCCGAGCTTCGATGCCACCGTCGATAGCGATCCCGCGGTCAAGGTGCTGCAGGTCGCGGCGTATCACGAAGTCCTGATCCGCCAGGCGGGCGACGATGCCGGCAAGCAATTGCTGGTCGCCTATGCCACCGGCGCGAACCTCGATCATCTCGCCGCCCTGGTCGGGGTGCCGCGGCTGTCGGTGACCGACGGTACGACGACGATCCCCGAAACCGACGACGCGCTTCGCCAGCGCATCGTCCTCGCTCCCGAGGGCTTCTCGGTCGCCGGCCCCGAGTTGGCCTATGTGAAGCACGCGAAGGATGCGAGCGGCGACGTCCTCGATGCCAGCGCCACGTCACCGGCCCCCGGCGAAGTGCTGGTGTCGGTCCTGTCGCGCATCGGCAGCGGCGTCGCTTCGTCTCAATTGCTCGACGCTGTCCGCGCGATCGTCACGGATCCCGCGATCCGCCCGCTGGGCGACGCGGTCACCGTCGCCTCGGCGAATATCCTGTCGTTCGAGATCGTCGCCGCGCTGCTCACGCTTTCCGGCCCTGATACCGACCTGATCCTGACGGCCGCACGCGCGGCGCTCGTTGCGTATCTGGCCGACAGCCGCAAGCTCGGCCGCGCGATCACCCGCGTCGGCATCACCGCCGCGCTGAAGGTCGCCGGTGTCATCGACGTCGACCTGCAGAGCCCGGTCGCGTCGATCGCCTGCGATCTCAGCCAGGCGGGCAACTGCACCGCCATCACGATCCGCCATGGCGGATACACGACGTGACGCTGCTGCCCCCCAATGCGACTGCGCTCGAGCGCGCGCTTGAGATTGCGACGTCCCGGATCGGCGACGTCCCGATACCGCTTGCCCCGCTATGGGATCCGGCCACCTGCCCCGGCGATATCCTGCCCTGGCTCGCCTGGTCCCTCTCGGTCGACCGCTGGGATGCCGACTGGCCGGAAGCGAGGAAGCGCGCGGCTATCGCCGGCTCGATCGCGTTGCACCGGATCAAGGGCACCCGCGCATCGGTCGAGGCGGTGATCGCCAGCTTCGACGCGCTGATCGAGCTGGTCGAGTGGCATCAGACCGCGCCTCGCGGCGCGGCGCACACGTTCGAGGTCGTCATCCCCATGGTGACCGCCCCCGGATCCGCGCCGGGCGGCGCGCGCGCCTCGGTCGCGTTCGTCGACCAGATCGGGCGCGAGGTGTCGCGCGTGAAGCCGCTGCGCGAACATTTCAAAGTGGTGCAGCTCGTCACGCTCGCCGGTGCGATCGGCGTGCGCGCTGCCGCCCGGCTTTCCAGCTTCATCCGTGAAAATGCCAACCTCACCATCGACGTATCACCCGAATGGCAGTTCTTCCTCCAGACCGAGGATGGCGAGCCGCTGGAGGGTGATGACGGCGCTTATCTGGATACCCGCCCATGATCCTCCCCGCGCTTGCGCTCACCATGACGACGCTCGGCCTGCAGCGGTTCACCGCCGCTCAGGTCGAGGACGATATCGACCTGTCGATCAGCCATGTCGGTCTGACCGATACCGCTTTCGTCGTTGCCCCGACGCTGACCGCGCTGCCGGGCGAATTCCGCCGCCTCGATACGATCTCGGGGAAGCCCGTCGGCAACAACATCGTCCACATGGTCCTGCGCGACGATGCCGACCTGACCTATGGCGTGCGCGGTCTCGGCCTGTTCCTTGCCGATGGCACGCTGTTCGCCGTGGTCGGCCAGGTCGAGCGCATTTTCGTCAAGGCGCAGGTTGCATCGTTCCTGCTCGCGATCGACGTCGCCTTCCCGACTGCGGAGATCAACCAGATCTCGTTCGGCGATACGAACTTCCTGTATCCACCCGCGACCGAAACCACACGCGGCGTCGCGACGATCGCCAGCCAGGCGCAGGTCGACGCCGAGGCCGACGATGCCACGATCGTGACGCCGAAGAAGCTCGGCGTTCGCCTGCTCGCGATGTTCGGCGCACTCAACGGCTATGTCCCGCTGACCCAGCGCGGTGCCGCCAATGGCGTCGCCACGCTCGGCGGTACGGCCAAGGTGCCGGTCGACCAGCTCCCGGCCGCGAGCGCCGCCAGCGCCGGCATTGCCCGCCGCGCGACGCAGGATCTGGTCGACGCCGGCACCGACGATGATCGGTTCGTGTCGTCGCTCACGCTCGCCCAACGCCTGCTCGGCTATGTCGCGAACACGCAGCGCGCAGTCGCCAATGGTATCGCCACGCTCGACGCGGAGGCCAAGGTGCCCGCCGCGCAGATCCGCGCGGCGACCGCGACGCAGGTCGAGGAGGGGCTATCGGTCAGCGCGTTCGTCACCCCGGCGGGCCTGAAGGCCGGCGATTATCTCCGCGTCGAGGAATATGTCGTCGAGGGGAGTTTCTGGTATCGCCGAACCTCGGATGGCTTCGTCGAGATGTCGGGCATCAGTGCCCTGCCCGGCAGCGAATCCACCTTCACGCTCAACTTCCCCCGCCCCTTCCCGACTATGTGCCTCGGGCTCTGGGCGACGATCATCAACACCGCCCAGAGCAATGACGGGCAGTCGACCGTGCAGGAAGTCTCGCTCTCCGCCGACCATGCGGTGCTGTTCGCCCAGAACCACAAAACACCCACTGCGGACGCGAACGGCGGTTTCCGCTGGCTCGCGCGAGGACGCTGATCATGTCGAAAATCTCCCTGCTCCCCGAGCTCGCCGCGCCCACCGGTGCGGAAACCGTCCCGGTCCTGGTCGGTGGCCTCACCAAACGTGTCGGCATCACGCCGCTCGTCACGGCAGCCGGCCAGCCTGTGCTTGCTCTCGGTCGCGCGGCTGCGGCGCGAGCGGAGCTGGCGGCGAATGATGTCGAGGGCGGGGCCGCGTTCGCCAAGGCGTCGGCCGACCTTGCCGAAGCGGTCGAGCGCCGGATCGGCGCGGGACTGCCGCCCTTCACGCCGAATACCGAGGTGGTCGACGATGCACTGCTCGACAGCCTGACGCCCGCGCTGGGCGAGGTGAAATTCGGCGCGCAGACCGGGCGGATGTACGGTCGCCGACGTCGTGGCGGCTGGGCCATTTACAGCCGGCCGAACGAAGTCCTTCATCTCGACGAGTTCACGCGCGCCGAGCTGGAAACGATCAGCCCTGCCGCCTTCACGCTGGCGGTCGAGAATGCGATCGCGTTTGCCGGATCGATCGGCGGGGGCTCGATCACGATCCCCATCCGTCCCGATCGCGACGGGTACCGCCTAACGCGCGGCATCCGCATTCCTTCCGACGTCCGCTTCGACGGCGTCTCCGGTCGCGCGATCATCCGCCCGGCGAATGCCATCAACGGCGACCTGATCACGCTGGACGGCGCGAACAACGACCTGTCGGGCGTCTGGCTCACCGATCCCGATCGCCTGGTTGCCGGGTGGATGGTGTCTGTCGCGGGCATCACCCGGTCGTCGATCGGCGCCGAGCTGGAAGGCGTCACCGTCGTCGATGCGGCGCGCGCGATCCGCAACGACGGGTCGTTTGCCTTGAAGCTGCGGGGATGCCGCACGCAGAATTGCGACTATGGCTATCTCAACAGCCGGGGCGGCGTCGATAACGGGATCTACGATCACCATTCGCTGGGCGATCTGTTCCCGATCACGATCGACGGCATCGCCCAGCCGATCAACCCCGGCGATCCTGATACCGATCACCCGGAAGGCATCACCTTGCGAGACGTCTGGATCGGTGGCGTTCGTGCGGGTGGCGGCGCGGTACGGATCGCCGAAAGCCTGTGGGTCAAGGTCATGCGGCTGGAATGCGTCGTGCTGGGCGAGGGCGTCACCGGCCTCGACATCATCGGATCGGAACGCCGCGGCCGAGGATCCGTGCTGGTCGATGTCCAGCAGAGCTATATCGAAGCCGGCAAGAACGCAGCGGCGATCCGCGCCATCTCAGGTCCGGGTACCGTTGCGAAGCTGGCGGTCAGCCACACCCATTTCGGCACGGGCAGCTGGCGTGCGTCGGATACGCCGAATATGCGTTTCCTCGATATCGATGCCGGGATCGAGTTCTCCTTCGATCACTGCTCGATCTTCTATGGCGTTGGGTGCGGCAAGATCCACATTGCAAATACCAACGGCTCGATCACGAACTGCAACTTCTCGCAGTGCGACGGCTTCGTCGACTATGCCGGCTTCTCGAATCGCATTGTATGGGATTGCGAGGACGATCAGATGCCGCCTGGCTACGTGCCAGGCGGGTTCTCCAGCTACCGCCGCGGCAAATGGGTCGAGTATGCGCCAGCGCTCATCTCCAGCGTCGGCAACCTGGGCAGCGTGACGGACGCGGTCGGCCGGTACCGGCGTGACGGCAACACGATCGACTTCAACCTGCAGGCAACGATCATCGATAACGGCTCGGGTAGTGGCGTGCTGCTGTTCGCGTTGCCGACCGCGGCGCGGCCGGGCGGGCTCGGCTGGGTCCCCACTGTGATCGGTGCCGTCGCGTCCAAACGCCGACCGCTGCTCGCTTACATCGATCCTGGTGGCGGTGCGGTCAGCATCACGAATGCCGACCTGCAGGGCACATATCCTGGCGAAAACGGCCTTACCGTCAACGTCAGCGGCACCTTCGAACTTCGGACCTGACCGGAGCAACGTCTTGTAGAGACGGTCTCTACAAGACCGCACCCAAGTATCGCGAAACAGGATCGGCCAACGTGCGCGGATGGCCGATCCTGCCGATATTCAGCGCCTTGTTGGCGACCTTGCACGCGAGGGCAGCATCGCGTCCGTCGATCTTTCGACGGGGATGGCGCGCGTTCGCTTCGCCGATGATCTGACGACCGGCGATATTCCATGGCTGTGCGGTCGCGCGGGCAAGACGCGCATCTGGGCGCCGCCCGCGATCGGCGAGCAGGTCACGGTGCTGTGCCCCGAAGGCGATACCGGGCGGGGCATGATCATCGGCAGCCTCAGCTCGGACGCGCATCCTCACGCCGCGCAGGATGGCTCGACCCGTATCGACTTCGAAGACGGCTCATGGTTCGGATATGATCCGGGCAGCGGCGATCTGACCGCGACGATTGTCGGCAAGGCCACGATCACCGCGCCAGGCGGCATCCGCCTCGTCGGACCTGTCACGATGAAGGGCGACGTAAAGCTCGAAGGCGACATGACCGCGACCGGCGACGTCGTGGCCGATGGGAAAAGCCTCAAGGGCCATACGCACACCGCTGTCCAGCCGGGCAGCGGCTTTTCGGGACCACCGAAGTGAACGGCATGGACCGCACCACGGGTGCTCCGCTTGCCGGTGCCGATCACCTTCGCCAGTCGATTGCCGACATCCTCGGTACGCCGCTCGGCACGCGCCTCGCGCGGCGCGATTACGGCTCGACGCTGCCCGAGCTGCTCGACCAGCCGATGAACGATCTCGGCCGCATGCGTGTCCTCGCCGCAGCAGCGCTCGCGCTGCTTCGCCAGGAGGATCGCATTCGGATCTCGCGCATCGCTTTCACCGCCGGTGCCTGGCTCGGTGCCTACACCCTTACGATCACCGGCCGGCGCACGGACGCGCCGGCACCCGCGGCGACCGTCAGTCTCTCCGTCCCTGTGCGTGCCGCCAGCGCGCTGTCCGTCTGAAAGGAAAACCCTTCGATGACCTATCTCCATGGCATTTCGGTCGCCGAGATCGCCGGTACCAGCCGCACCATCCGCACCGTCGCGACTGCCGTCATCGGCCTGGTCGTGACTGCACCCGCCGCGGACGCCGCAGCGTTCCCGGTCAATCGCCCGGTGCTGATCACCGATATCGAGGGCGCGATCGTGAAGGCCGGCAACACCGGCACGATGAAGGGGGTGTTGAACGCAATCGCCGACCAGGTACGCGCGCCGATCGTCGTGGTGCGCGTGGCGCCCGGCGCCGACGCGACGGCCACCAACCTCGCTGTGATCGGCACCGACGTGAACGGCCAGAAGACCGGCATGCAGGCGCTGCTTGCAGCCGACAACGTCGTCGGCGTCCGCCCGCGTATCATCGGCGCGCCCGGTCTCGACACGCAGCCCGTCGCGACCCAGCTCGCGGCCGTCGCCAAACGCCTGCGCGCCATGGCCTATGCCAGTGCGATCGGCGCGAACCGCGATGCCGCCATCGCCTACCGCGCGAACTTCACCGCGCGCGAGCTGATGCTGATCTATCCAGACTTCACGACGCCGGTCGGCGTCCTGGGCGAAGCCGAGCCCAGCTATGCGGTCGCCCGCGCCCTCGGCCTGCGCGCGCTGATCGACCAGGAGCAGGGCTGGCACAAGACGCTGTCCAACGTCCCCGTCCGCAACGTCACCGGTCTGACCAAGGACGTACAGTTCGACCTGCAGGATCCCGACGCCGACGCCAACCTGCTCAACGCGGCCGACGTCACCACGATCGTCCGCCTCAATGGCGAGCTGCGGTTCTGGGGAAACCACACCTGCAGCACGAACCCGGACTTTATGTTTGAGAGCGCGACGCGCACCGCGCAGATCCTCGCCGATACGATCGTCGCCGGTGTCGTCTGGGCGATCGACAAGCCGCTGCTGCCGAGCCTCGCGCGCGACATCGTCGAGCAGATCAACGCCGCGTTCCGCAAGCTGAAGACCGCCGGCCAGATCCTGGGCGGCGAGGCGTGGTTCGATACGAACAAGAACCCGGTCGCGTCGCTGAAGGTCGGCAAGCTGCTGCTCAATTACAAATACACGCCGGTACCGCCGCTCGAACAGCTCGGGCTCGAGCAGGAGATCACCGACGAATATCTGGCCGACTTCGGCCAGCTCGTCGCGGACGCCTGATTCACCCGCACCCCCTTTATCTGACGGAGAAACGCGATGGGCCTGCCCCGCAAGATCAAAGACCTGATGCTGTACAACGATGGCGGCAACTATCTCGGCCAGGTTGGCAGCGCGACGCTGCCCAAGCTGACCCGCAAGCTCGAGGAATGGCGCGGCGGTGGCATGGATAGCGGCGTCAAGATCGACATGGGCGGCGAGGCGATGGAGATGGAGTGGTCGCTCGGCGGCCCCGTCGTCGACGTGCTGCGCCAGTTCGCCGACACCGATATCGCCGGCGTACAGCTCCGCTTCGTCGGCGCCTGGCAGAAGGACGACAGAGAGGACGTCGACCAGATCGAGGTCGTGATCCGCGGCCGGCACGAAGAGATCGACATGGGCGAGGCCAAGCCCGGCGAGGGCGGCGAGTTCAAGGTGAAGACCGCCATCGCCTACTACAAGCTGACGTGGAACGGCGTCGTCGAGATCGAGGCCGACCCGCTCAACATGGTGCTGATCGTGGGCGGCATCGATCGCCGCGCCGCGATCCGCAACGCACTCGGCTTCTGACGTGCCCATCATCCGGCGCCATCACCTTCGACGCCGTCCCTGCATTCTTGGCCGTCCGCTCGGCCGTATCTGAAAGACCTCGACCATGACCGACAAGACGGACCTCAACGGCTCGACGAGCCTCCGCACCATCACCTTCGATACGCCGCTCCAGAACGGTGAACAGACGATCGATAGCGTCGTCGTGCGCAAGCCCGCCGCAGGCGAGTTGCGCGGCACGACGATGATGGCACTGTCACAGCTCGATTACACCGCGCTCGAAACGCTGCTGCCGCGCATTACCACGCCCGTCCTCCACAAGCAGATGATCGCGCGCCTCGATCCGGCCGACTTCATGCAGCTGGGCGGCGAGGTCATGGATTTTTTGCTGCCGAGGTCCGCGAAGGTCACGAACTCCCCAACGACGTAAGCGAGGCGATGGCGGATATCGCCCTCGTCTTCCATTGGTCGCCCGACGTCATGACCTCGATGCCGCTCGGCGAATTGATGGGCTGGCGCACCAAAGCGGCCAAGCGCCACAATCCGGAGAAATAACCGCGTGGCCGATCGCAACCTCCGTATCCAGATGCTTCTGCAGGCGAGTGACAGGGTTACTCGCCCCCTCCGCGATATCGCAAGCGGCTCATCGCGCGCCGCCCAGGCGCTGAAGGCAACGCGCGATCGGCTGAAGGAGATCGAGCGTGCGCAGGCCGACGTCGGCGGCTTCCGCGAACTGAAGGCCGGGCTGCGCACAACGGAGCAATCGATGCAGTCTGCCCAGACCCGCGTCGCCGCGCTCGCCCGCGAGATGCAGCAGACCGAGAACCCGGCCCGCGCACTGTCGCGCGAGTTCGAACGGGCGAAGCGCGAAGCCCAGCAGCTTACCCGGCAGCACGATGCCGAATCGCGCGAACTTCAGACGCTTCGGGATCGGTTGCGCGCTGCCGGCGTGTCGACTGCAGATCTCGGGCGTCACGAACGCGAGCTACGCGACCATGCTGCTGATACGAACCGCGAGCTTCAGGAGCAGTCGCGGCGGTTGGAGCAGACATCCGATCGCCAGCGCCGGTTCGGCGCGGCGCGTGACCGCTTCACGCGCGGACAGGGCATGGCAACGGGCATCGCCGCGGGGGGTGCCGCCTCACTCGCGACCGGCATGGTGATGGCGCGGCCGATCCTCCGCGGGATCGAACAGGCGCAGGAATTCCAGTCGGGCATGACCGATATCGCCCAGAAGGCGAACCTGACGAGGGCGCAGGCCGACAAGATGGGCGCGAGCTTGCTGGTCGCGTCGCGCGCCGCCAACCAGATGCCTGCCGACCTGCAAAAAGGCGTCGATACGTTGTCGGGATTCGGGCTCGATCCGACCAAGGCCACGGAGATGATGAAGCCCATCGGCCGCGCCGCAACGGCGTACAAGGCAGAAATTGCCGACCTTTCGGCTGCGGCATTCGCAGCCAACGACAATCTGAAAGTGCCGATCGAGCAGACCAGTCGCGTGATCGATATCATGGCGCAAGCGGGCAAAGACGGTGCCTTTGAGATCAAGGATATGGCCAGCGCGTTCCCGTCGCTGACCGCTGGGTATCAGGCGCTCGGCCAGAAGGGCACGCGTGCCGTCGCGGATCTCGCCGCAGCCCTGCAGATTGCCCGCAAAGGTTCAGGCGATTCGGCGTCGGCGGCGACCAACGTGTCGAACATCATCCAGAAGATCGCGTCACCGGCGACCATCAAAGCGTTCTCGAAATTCGGTATCGATCTCCCAAAGTCTCTGAAAAAGGCGTATGCCGAGGGTAAGACGCCGCTCGAAGCGATTGCCGAGCTGACCAAAAAGGCGACTGGCGGAGATCTCGGTAAGCTCGGCTTCCTTTTTGAAGACAGCCAGGTGCAGCAGGGCCTACGGCCGATCATCCAGAACTTGAAGGAATACCGCGCGATCCGCGCCAAGGCGTTCGCAGCGAACGGCGTCACGGATACCGACTTCGCCGACCGCATGAAGGACTCGGCAGAGCAGACAAAGGCGCTGAAGGTCAACACCGCGGCGCTCGCGATCTCGCTCGGCAACACCTTGATGCCGACGGTCAACGCGGTGCTTGGTCGCGCAGGTGCGTTCGCCAGCCGGCTCGCAGACTGGTCGCAGCGTCACCCGGCGCTGACGCGCGCGATCGTGCTGACCGCCGGCGGGCTTTCGGCGCTGTTCGTCGTGCTTGGCATCGGCGCCATCGCACTCGCCGGCATCGTCGGCCCGATGTATATGTTCGCGGCTGCAGCGACGTACACCGAAATGGCCTTGCTCCCGATCATCGGCATCGCCGCTGCGATCGTCGCCGGTATCGCGCTGCTCGCGGTCGGCGCATACCTGATCTACAGCCATTGGGGCGCGATCACCGGCTGGTTTGCCGGCCTGTGGAACGGGCTGAAGGCGATCGTCAACGGCGCGCTCGGGTGGTTTGCTTCGCTTCCCAGCCGCTTCGGCGAGTTCGGCCGCAATATGATCACCGGGATGATCAACGGTATCACCGGTATGCTGGGGCAGCTGAAGGCGACGATCGTTGGTGCTGCGTCGTCGGCCGCGAACTGGTTCAAGACCAAGCTCGGCATCCACTCGCCAAGCCGCGTGTTCGCAGGCTTCGGCGGATTCATGATGCAGGGTCTGTCGAACGGCATCGATGGCGGTGCAGGCGAGCCCGTCCGCCGCCTCGACCGACTATCCCGGCGGATGACCACGGCGATCGCGGTCGGCACCGCGCTGCCCGCCATGGCGACAGGAGTGCCGGCGGGCGGGCCGCAGAATATGCGCTTGGTTGCATCGGTCGGCGCGACGGCGCGATACGAGATCCATCTTCATGCGGCCCCCGGCATGGACGAAGCAAAGCTTGTCGAGCTGCTCGAGCGCAAGCTGGATGACATTAAGCGGAGGGATTCGGCGAACGGTCGTTCCGCGTTCGCCGACCGGCCGGATTGGGAGTGACGTCATGCTGTTAGCCATCGGCCTGTTCCCGTTCGCAATCTCGACCATAGTCCACGACGAGCTGCAGCACCGCTCGTCGTGGATCCACGCGACGTCCCAACGGGTCGGCGCGCGCGATGCGACCCAATTCGTGGGCGTTGGCGCTGATACGATCTCGCTCCGCGGCGTCGCGCATGCCGAACTCAGCGACGGCCGCGCGTCACTCGACGATTTGCGCGACATGGCGGATACCGGCAACGCTTGGTCGGTGGTCGACGGCGCCGGCCAGGTCTATGGCGCGTTCGTTATTCAGGGGATCGACGAAGGCCTGAAGGAACTCGGCCCAGATGGGCGCCCGCGCAAGATCGAGTTCAGCATCGACCTGTTGCGCGTTGACGACGTGGCACCAGCATGATCTCCAACATTCCTGATTTTAGGATCACGCTCGACGGCACCGATCTTACTGGCACGCTGCAGCAGGACGTCGCCGCAGTCGACGGGCGGATCCGCAAACGGCTAATCTCGCTGTCGCTATCGGAAAAGCGCGGCGAGTCCGCCGACCAGCTCGACATCGTTCTATCCGACGCGGACGGACGCCTGGCACTGCCGAAAACCGGCGCGATCCTGAACGTCCAGCTCGGCTGGAAACAGGGCACCGACGTGACGCCGGGCCTTGTCGACAAGGGCAGCTTCAAGGTCGACGAGGTCGCGCATTCCGGTCCACCCGACGTTATCACGATCCGCGCGCGATCGGTCGACTTTACCAGCGAGCTGAAGACCAGGCGCGAAAAGAGCTGGCACGGCACGACGCTTGGCGCGGTCGTCAACGAGATCGCGGCGCACCACGGCCTGAAACCCAGCTGCGCGCCCGCTCTGGCGTCGATCACAGTGACGGCAAAGGCGCAGAGCCGCGAAAGCGATCTTGCATTCTTACGACGCCTCGGCCGTGAGCTGGACGCCGTCGCCACCATCAAGAGCGGCCACCTGATACTTTCCCGGATTGGCGAGGGCAAAACGCCGGCCGGCCGCTCGCTGCCGGCCCTGACGATCCGGCGGCGCGACGGCGACAGCCACAATTTCAGTCGGCAGAAACGCGACGACGTCCCCGGCGTGTCTGCCACATGGCACGATCGGAAGGGCGGCAAGCGCGAGACGTTCACTGCCGGCAAGGCGAACGGTGCGAGGAAGCTATCACGCGTGTACGGCAGCGAGGAAGACGCGAGCGCCGCGGCGAACGCCGCGCATAGCCGCGTGCGACGCGAGCCGGTGTCGCTGGATCTCAGCCTTGCGCTCGGCCGGCCGGATATCTCGCCCGAGCAGAAGACAACCATCTTCGGTTACAAGACTGAGATCGACGCGGTGGCGTGGGTCGTCGGCGAGGTGTCACACAGCCTTGGCGACCGCGGCTACGCGACGAAAATTAAGCTCGAAACCGCGCGATAAAAGGTCAAATCGTTTTGATCAGTCAAATCGATAATAATGACACTCGCGTCAAACTGGCTTCACCACGCGAGTGATGCGGCCGATGATGTTGATTTCGTCGGGGTGCGCCGTGTCGGCTGGCACTTCGCTGTTGTCGGAGAGAATAGTGACCTTGTCCCCGCGGATGCGGAGGCGCTTGATCATGGCCATGTCGCCGATCGTGAAAGCCCAGATCAGATCCTGATCCTCGACCCGGCGTTCCGAACGGTCGATCAAGACCATGTCGCCATCATTGATCGTTGGCGCCATCGAGTCACCCTTGCCACGCGCCCAGGCGAGGCTAGCGGGCGCGCTGTGCGTGAGTTGATCGACCCAAACCTTTGGGAAGTGAACGAGTTCGACGCCGATCCGGTCGTCGGCGAATGTCGCCCCCATGCCATAGGCCATGTCGACCATTGCGATGGGAACGAGGTCGAGATGTTCGGCGATGTCGCGTTCAGTAGGAGGCGGCACGGCGCCCTCGCTCGGATCGTCAGTCTCGTCGGACAGATAAGCCGGCGTCGTGCCCAACGCGCGGGCTATGACATGCAGATGCTTTGAACCCGAGGCGGATCCCACGAGCAACTTATAGACGGAGGTTTGGGAGATACCGACGCGCCGTCCCAGCTCTGACTGGCTGAGGCCGAGCGCCTCCATGCGTTCTCTAAGGCGTTCTGCGTTCAACACGGCACAGAGCTACAGCTTGGGTTGTAGATATCGATCTGCTTTTTGCCGTTGACGGTTCTATGCCTATGGTTGTAGCTGGGGTTATGAGCTTGAACGCCACGCCCTATGAATCGCTTCAGGCCGCAGTGGCCCGAGCAGGTTCGCAGTCTGCGCTAGCGCGCGTCTGTGGGATTTCACAAACCGCGGTTTGGAAATGGCTTCAAAGCAGCAAGCGCCTACCTGCAGAATATTGCCTTGCCGTTGAGGCAGCGACTGGAGTTTCGAAACACCTATTGCGTCCAGACATCTATCCTGCGGATTTGTCGTCGAATTCTCTCCCTGTTGACGATGCATCTGGGTCCGTAGGCCCTGGCGGCCCGACCGTCGCGTACTATCGGGGCGTCCTTTTGCACTGGAAGGCTCGCGCATGACGAAGCTACGCACCCCGGTAACATGGGCTGACGCGATGACGCGCATTGCGGGGACCCTAACCTTCGCGGGTGCCCGCAAGGTGGTGACGCGCTCCGACAGCCTAGTTCGCAAATGGTCCGACTCATCGACAGGGAAGCTGCCGACGATCGAGCAGGCTCTGCGCCTTGATACCGCTCACCGCGCCCATGGCGGAGACGGGGCTCCATTCTTCGATACTTACGCCGCCCTTCTAGAGATTCGCGTATCCCAGGTGATCGCCTGCCGCCTTGCCCTGGCCGAGGATCTCGCCGACGTGGCGCGCGAGTATGGCGATGCTCTTTCTGCGGCGATCGCCGTCACGCTGCCCGGCGCGACGGCTCGCGACGTGCTTCGTGCCCTAGCCGAGACCGAAGAGGCGTACAGCCGCACCGGTCGGCTGATGCGGCGCTTGAAAAGTTTCCTCCCTCTCGGCGCGTCGTCGCGGGCGGGGATAGCCGGGGGCCTACAATGACGAGACGGACGCTTACCAGACTGCCTGCAATCGCCTGCCCGCATTGCGAGAATAAGGCGATCGTGCGCGACAGCACCGAGATCACGCCCATGGTGCGCGAGCTGCGGCTCAGCTGCACAAACGACGATTGCGGCCATACCTTTGTCGCACAGCTCAGCGTGATCCGCACGATCCGGCCCAGCGACATCGCGCGCGAGGATGTCCGCCTCCCTTTCGGGGCGTGGTCGAAACGGCCGGCCAACGATGATCACCCAACCCCGGCGAACGACGATCACGGCCTAGTCGCCGCGATCGCATCGCTCATGCCCACCTGATTCGCCGCGGCCTCGGCCGCGTCCCCGTCGACGGAACCTACCCACGCCGAGAGCCCCCGCTTCCGGAAACGCCACCCCCTTGTCTGAAAGGATTCCCGAATGATCCATTCCGCGATGCCAACTGAACTCCGTCGCGCGGCGCCAACGGTAGCTTCGCCGCTCAGCCCGGCCGCATATCTCCAGCTTCGTCGCAAGGCGGCTGGGCTGTCGATCGATGCCGTCGCGCTGCGGATCTCGGCCAATAACCAGTCCCATGCGAGGGCGCTTGTCTGCCTCCTCGAAACTGAGGGCAGCACGGCGCGCTATCGCGCAACGATCGATGCCTTCGCCGATGCTTTCCCAATCGATGTCGACGTTTACATGCAGCTGCGCGACACGCCCGTTGCCCAGCACCCCCGCATCTGCCGCGGCTGCGAATGTAGTGAATGGGACTCGTGCGTCGGCGGCGACGGAACCCACACCTGCGCTTGGCAGGGCTTGGCAACCTGCACCCGCTGCGTCGGCCTGCCAGCCGTTCCGGTGCATCAGTGATGGGCGCAGTCACAATCGGCCACGCCCGTGCCGAACGCCGCATGCGCCAGCGCCGGGCGATCAAGATCATCTGTGCGGTCGCCTTCGCGGTGATCTAGGTTCCGATCGCCATCATCATGCTCGCCGCCCGAGTTCAGGATCGTCGGGGCTGATGATGCAGGACATCCTCCAAGGTGCTGCCCTGGCCGTATTCGGCAGCGCCGGCGCAACGGCAGTCGGCGTCCTCGTTGCGACGCTCGCGACGCAATGGACCCGGATTTGCCTGCTGGCACTCGGCAATGTCGAGCCCGGGCACACCCCCCTGCCCCCCAGGCCATTCGCCGAAGCGGCGCACTCGTGACGTGGGCGACGTCGCAGTCTGCTTTGGCGACCGCGCCCTATTCCAAGGGCTCGGCCGGACCGGAAAACAGTGCGACGTCCTCGCCGTACGCAAGACCTTTGCCTCGGTTCGCTTCGACGACGGGCAGGCACTCCTTTGCCTCGCCGCCGATTTGCACCCGATCAAACGACGCCCGCGGCCCATGTTCTGACACTCTCGGCGGTCTTGTTGAGACGCTCTCTACAAGACCTCGAGGTGGCGTCGGGCCTGCAGCACCTTCCACCACAGGACTCGTATGATGTTCAGCGCCGCTCCCTCTGCAGCCCGCCATCCTCAGCCATGCACACAGTCAACGGCCTGTTCCTCAAATCGGGAACAGGTCGCATTTCCGATTGAGGTCCCTCGTATGATGGGCCTGGACACTGCAGCTGGATTGCTCGGCAAAGGCCGGCTCGCCGACGAACTTTGTATCACGGTCCGCAATCTGAATTACAAGATCGGTGGAGAGCGCGGCGCATGTGATGCTGACATAATCGCAGCGGCTCGTGGTCTAGAAGAGCGGGCAAAGCGATTCCTGGCTCATGCGCAGAAACTGCGCGCCGTCGTGTCGCAAGCCATCTCTCCCTCAGCAAAACAGCCGGGTCTGACTGACTTGGGGATAGCAGCATGAGCGCCAGAGCCCTTGTCCGGCAGGCGGATCTAGCCCGTGTTCTTCGCGCCGCGGAGAAGGTCGGTGTTCCGGTGCGCGTAGAGATCGAGCCCGGCCGGATCATCGTTACGACGGGCGCTGGCGTGTTGCCAGTTGGCGCCAATAGCCTGGACGAGATGTTCGCGTGAAACGGCGTTGGCTGCCAAAGCACGTCAGCACATTCCGCGACCGACATGGGAAGGCCCACTATCGGTATCGCCCGACGGGTTTCGTCACCTACTATTTCAAGAATGATCCAGGGACCGAGGCGTTCCTGACGGAGTTGCGCGCCTGTAATGACGGCGTCAGCGCCCCTGAAATCGAAGCCGGCGCCAATCGTGCTGTGGTTGGCACGTTCGACGACCTGCTGTCACGCTACTACCGCTCGCCCGATTTTCTCGATCCGGGCGAACGAACCCGCGTCGTCTATCGGGGCACGCTAGAACGTTGGCGCGCACGGACCCGCAAGGGACGGCGCTATGGCGAGATCATGGTGCGCGAGCTGCAACCGCGACACGTCGAGGCGATGCTTGCCGAGTTGCTGCCGCATCGAACGTCGGCGAACATGCTTCGAAAGCGGCTCTCGGCGCTGATGAAGTTCGCGATGCGGATCGGCATGGCTGGCAGCAACCCGGTCATCGTCACGCGACCTTTCAAGGTCAGCGGTGGCGGGTTCCATAGCTGGACCGAGCAAGAAACTGCCGCATACGAGCGCCAACATCCGGTTGGCACCATCGCGCGTTTGGCTTTCGATCTGATGATCTGGACCGGCCAGCGCGGCGGTGATGCGCGGAAAATGGGACCGGCCAGCGTCCGCGATACGCGCCTCGAACTCACCCAGGAAAAGACAAAGGTCTTCGTCTCGCTGCCCATCATGCCGGGCCTGGCGGAATCGATCCTAGCGACGCCGACAGTCGGCGCGATCTTCGTCGTAACGGAATTCGGCAAGCAGTTCTCGGTGAAAGGCTTCGGCAACAAATTCCGCCAGTGGTGCGACGAGGCCGGCTTGCCGAACTGCTCGGCCCACGGCCTGCGCAAAGCCGCGGCACGCCGATTCGCCGAGGCTGGCTGCTCGAACCAAGAGATCAAAGCGTGGACCGGTCACACGACCGACAGCGAGGTCGCGCGCTACACCGCCGCGGCCGACCAGCGCACGCTTTCAGACACTGCCGCAATCAAACTTTTGGCTAACCTCGCGGAAAGGTTAGCCAAAGATGCTGCTAAAGCATTGAAATCAGGGGATATAAAATGA